GTCAAATACGGCGGCGGGGTGGGCGGGATCACGATCCCGATGAACAAGGCCGTTGCCGCCTGGGACCGCCTACAGACTGCCGACCTCACGGTCTGCGGCCATTACCACCAGTGGTCGTGGCTGCGGGCCAGCAAGTTCGTAACCAACGGCAGCCTGATCGGCCACAACGCGTACGCGATCCGCATCAAGGCCGCCTACGAGCCGCCCTGCCAATCGTTCATCGTCGTTGACCACACGCGTCGCGAGGTGACCGACGCCAAACCGATCTTCTGCGACCGCGACCTCCAGGAGCGGGCCGCGGGATGATCCTAAACGACGAACATTTGGCCGACATTCATCGGCGGAAGAGCAGATTTATTGGCCAGTGGACCGGAACGGCCGGCTCACTCGCTGCGGATTGTCATCATCTCATGGAGGATCGAAAGGAAATGGAGAGCACGATCGAGACACTGAAGCGGGACAACGCGGCACTAAGGGAAGCCGTGGAGGAGCGTTTGGCAAAGGCCGAGGATGGATGTTGCGAAGGTGGCAAGTGCCATCCGGCCGAGATCGCCGACGAGCCGTCTGCCACGGCGGTCGATTGGATTCTGCGCGGCCAGCGGGAATACGACGCCATGCGGGCCAACTCGCCAGAGACGCCCGAGCCACGATTCTTGGGCGACAGCCTGTTGGCCGAGACCAGCACCACGCCGGCCGAGACTCTGCTCATGCAGACGCTCGAGGCGGTGCGAGATCGGCGGCCCAAATACGGTGGGCCGCAGGCACACTTTGGCCGCACGGTCGGCATGATCAACGCGGCGTTCGCGGGCGTGCTCAAGCGACCGCTTACCCCGGCTGATTGGGCGCTGATCATGATCCTCGACAAGGTGGCCCGCTACATGGGGCCTAACCACACCGCCGACGGGCCGATCGATATGGCGGGTTATGCCGCGTGTCTCGCCGAGGTTACGGCTACGCCATAGCCCCTGCGGTCAGAGGCGTCGCGGAAGGTAGCGTCAAGGCGTGATCGCTGACGCTCATTTCCGCCGCAACGGTCAGGGCCGCGAGTCGATCGCGGCCCCGGGAGAGATCGCGTCGCTGGCGGCCAAGTTTACGCCAACCCAGCACCACTGGGGCAAGCTGACCTCCACGCGGCCGGCCGAGGGTAGCGAAGCCGAGTTACAGCTACTGGCGTTCAGGTTGGGCGTGCGGGTTGAGTTGCTGCGGCGATTCGTGCAGAGGGAGTCCAATGCCTGATTCGATATCGGACCAGCTCACCGGCACGCTTCGCACGGTGCTCGTGTTTGAGCGGGTCGACCTCAAGGACCTGGGCGGGATCACCAACGTCGCGTCGGTGATCAAGGACTACCGACTGACCGACGGCCCTTTGACCAAGCAGGCCGACCTGGTCTACGCCGAGACCCGGGCGATCCCCGCCAACACGATGGAAACCATCGACCTACTCGACCTCGACCAGCCCACCCTAGGCGTCGACGTGTCGTTTGAGTTTCGCCAGCTGCGATTGATCCGCATCGTGAACGAGTCGACCACGTCAGGCCAGCGTCTGCTTGTCGGCGCTAGCCCTGGATCTCCGGTGAGCGTCTACGCGGCCGAGATTGGGCCTGGCAGCGAGTGGCACGCCGTCAACTACCTCGACGCGTGGCAGGTGACCGAGGCCAACAAGCTCGTCAGGATCAGCAATCCCAACGCGGCCACGCTGAATTATTCGCTTTATCTGTTTGGCACGTCGACGCCAGCGCCTTAAAGACAAGATTTATGCCTACAGAATTCAGCCTCGTCGGGTCGTTTCGCATCTCGCCTAATTGGCAGCAGCAGCTCGACGCGTCGCTGGTCACCGATTCCGTGTCGGCCCTCGTGTCGTTTTCGCTGGCCGACGGTGACGGCGCGGGGGAGGCCGATGGCTATTGGCGAAGTCTCGTGGCTGTCGGAGCAAACGCCGTCGTTTCTCTCGACCTCGCTGCCCTGCCGCTCAACGTGTTTGGCACTGCGGGCACGATCGACCTGGCAGACCAGAAGCTGCTAGCCGTCCGCAACCGGTCGGCTGTTTCTGGCGTGCTGGTTGAACTGGGCACGTCGGTCGTGGCGACCCTCGACCCAGCCGGGTTTTTGCTCGTGTCGAGCTTTAAGGATGGCTGGTCGGAAACAACTCTTGACCTCACCAACGCTACGGCTACCGCCGTCAACGTCGAGGTCTACATCGCAGGAGTACGGGCATGATCGCCGCAGCACCAACCGCAGCCGCCAGCCAGTTTACCGACGTGATCTCTGCGGCCCGCGCCTACATCAACTCCGCTACGGGCCTCGCGGCCGACGGGCTCACATGGGTCGAGGTCGGCGAGCTAATGATGGGCTTCCTACGGCTGACGATCCAGGCGGCCGAGGTGCTCAACGTGCCCGGCGAGCAGAAGAAGGCCGTGGTGCTCGAGGCGGCCGCGTGGCTGTTCGACGCCATCGCCGACAAGGCCGTGCCGGCAATGCTCTGGCCCGTGTGGATGTTGGCCCGGTCGCCTGTTCGCTCACTGGTGCTGGCCCTGGCCTCCGGGGCCGTTGAAATTCTTGTCCCAATGGTGAGGGCTCACTAATGTTGCTGACCGTTCTCTTAATAGTTGCCGCTGCCCTAGTCCTGGGAGGCAAAGACCTCCTGGCCAAGGCCCGCGAGCTCGCCCAGAAGCTGCCGCGGCCGCAAGTGTCGTGGCGGCAGATGGCCGCCGCCGGTCTCTTGATCGCCGCGGTCGTGGCGTTTAGTTACCAGCAATCGCCTACGCCCGGCCCAACGCCGCCGCCGCCTCCGCCCGCCCCGGCAGGGCCGCTCGACCTTGTCGGGCTGTTTGTGGGCCAGCACGGTGCCGCCGATGCCGCCGTGGTGGCGGCCCTGACGGGCGAGCTGGCAGACGAGATCGAGTGGGACGGCGAGCAGACAACCCCGATCCTGACGAGCGGCGTTGCCCTCGATGACCTTCGCCGGCGAGCCCGCGAGCTGCGATGTCGCGGCGTGTCGATCGGCCAGCGATCGCCCGCCGCCCGGGACGCGATCGCCAAGCATCTCGACGAGGCAGTCGGCGACGAAGGCGGCCCGATCGACGTCGCCAAGCGGGCGGCGTGGGTCAAGGCCATGCGCGAAATCTCGGAGGCTGCCGCCAGTGTCACGCGATAACGAACGGATCCTGACCAGAATCCTGACGCTGGTGGTCGCGGGCCTGTTGACGGCAGTCACGGCCCGATACCTCCACAAGGCGCTGGACCAGGTCGAGACTGCCAACTTCGGCTACACGCCCAACCCCGAGGGCGTGCGCCAATTTCTCTCTGAGCTCGACCGGCCATTCTTTGCGGATGCCGCCCCGGAGGCTATGGAAAAGGCCGAGCGGGTCGACACGTTTTTGTATCGGCAGATGGACCGAGCCCACCGCGCACGATACGGCAAACCGTTTGTGGCGTGGAAACAGGGGATCGGCGACTGTGTCAGTTTTGGCGCGGCTGGCGCGGTGTATTGCTCCGAGGCTATATCGTGGGATCTGGGCCAGATGGCCGAGCCTCCGATTGTGCCGTCCACCGAATCGATCTATGGCGGCTCGCGAGTCGAGGCCCGCAACAAGCCCGAGGGGGCTGGCGGGTGGAGCGACGGATCATATGGCGGGGCAGCGGCTCGCTGGGTTCGAGATTGGGGCGTGGTGTATCGCCAGCCGTTCGCAGAGCTTGGCTACGACCTGACCACCTACTCCGCAGAGCGGGCCAAGCAGTGGGGCAACTACGGCAACGGCGGCCAGGGCGACAAAGGTCGGCTCGACAAGATCGCCAAGCAACACCCGGCCCGTCATGTCGTGGCCATTCGCACCTGGGACGAGCTCGTAGCGGCGATCACTGCCGGTTTTCCGGTCACCGTCGCAAGCTCGCAAGGCTTCGCAAACCGCACCGACGAGTCGGGCGTCCTTCCCGCGTCTGGAACATGGATGCACCAAATGTGCATCGTGGGGATTCGCTTCGCCGACAAGGCCCCCGACGGCGTCCGCAAGGTGGACGCGGCCCTGGTGCTCAACAGCTGGGGAACAAAGTGGATCGCCTACGGCGGTCGCTATCCGGCCGATCAGCCCGACGGGAGCTTCTGGGCGACACGCCCGGTAATCGAGGGGATCCTGCGGCAGGACGATTCGTATGCGATAGGCGACATCAAGACCGGATTCAAGTGGAGAAAGATTAATCATGGAAACTGGCTCGACCAACCCGCCGCTGAGTAGCCCGCCCGCGAAGGCTGGCATCGACCGCCGTCTGATCGCGGCTGGCCTGTTGTTGTTTGCCCTTGGATGGTTTACCGGCCAGGGCAACGGCAACCCTTTCGGGCCGACACGGCCAGACAGGCCGTTTCTTAGCGCGCTGGCCAAGATCGCCAAAGCGGGCCTCTGGCTCTTGGTGGTTGAACCGGTGCCCGATGACCTGCCGCCAGAGGACCGCATGGCCAAGATGGGCCGGCGAGACAACACGATTAACCACAGGGAGGGCTGGTAATGTTTTCGATCATTGGCTGGTTAATTACGGGCTGGATCGCAGGCTCGATGGCCGAATGGTTGATTCCTAACAAGACGCCGACGCCCGGGTGGCAGACGATCGCCACGGGAGTCGCTGGCAGCATTGTCGGTGGGATCTTTTATTCGACCGTGTATGGGTCTTCCTACTCGCCGGCTGGCATAATCTGGTCGTGTGCCGGTGCTGTCCTCTGCCTGATTGCCTACCGCTGGTACACCCAACAGGGAGTTTAAATATGGACGCGCTCTATCGGGCAATCGTCGGTTTCATGGTGTGGCTATCCGCTGACCCCCAGGCGGTCGACCTCGAGCGGCCCCGGGCCGCAGCGGCTGTCCATGCGGCCGTGGCCAGCATGGCAAAGGAAGGCCCGGCCCCGGCACCGACGCCGACGCCGACGCCTACCAAATGCTGCGGCGAGTGCGGCGGCCGTGGCTATATCGTGATGCCCGACGGCCACCGTGTCGCGTGCCCTTGTGCAGGTAACTGCGCGTGCAAAAGCAAGACGGCATCCGACTGCCCGGATGGCAAGTGCCCACAGGTCCCCCGCGCGTCGCCCACGACTGCTTCATCGGCCGTGCCTGCGGGCAGGAGGTGACGGTGGGCGACGCGCCGGCGATATCCCTGCCCGATCTCCACGTCCAGATCCGCCGGCGGATCAGGGGCCGGGCCGAGCTGCTGCCCGACGCGTGCGCGGTGATTGTCGACACGGTCTGTTTCTATTGGCCACAGAAATACATCGCCAGCGTCGCCCGGCGGTCGGCCGAGGAAACGCCGGAGCTTCTCGACGCCCTCGACGTCGTGTCCGCCAAGGCCCGCGAGGACCTCGAGGCCCGCTACGGCATGGCCACCAACACAATCGAGGTGCTCGACAACCTGGTCCGGCCGGTCGTGAACGAGATCGCCAACGTCTGGTTTGACTCGATCGAAGCCCGGGTCGATCTGAGGCTTTGCATGTGGCAGATCCGCCGGCGGCAACGCTAGCCGGCCTGGCCGGCCGCGAGCACCCGCAGGATCATGATGGCTATCTCGATCAGAAATGCGACGTTCATGGTGTGGCCCTCCTTGGCCGTGTAGTTGTCGGGTGACAACTAACCTATCGGCGGTTGTCACCTGACAACTTGAGGGCGTCGGCTCGCAGCACGAAGAGCAGGCCGTCGATCACGACACTGCGAACGCGGCCATCCTTGGCCAGCCGCCGCATGTACTGCCGGGATACGCCGGCCACCTGGGCGGCGTTCGTGCAGGTGAGCCAATCTGCCGGGTCGATTCGCATGGCCGGCATTGTGCCGGGCGATCAATCGTGGTGCCACCACTTGGCCATCCGCATCCCAATAAGCCACACCACGCCGCCGATCGACGTCAGGATGCCGTTGGCCATCATGCTGCTTTTCGCAGCGTCCGGGCCGCTGCTAGCCATGACCGTGAGCACAATCCCCAAGACCAGGACCAGCAAAGCGATTGCCTGCTGGATCTTGATCACCTTCCGCGTCTGCTGGATCGTTACGCTTTCCACTGCTAGTCCTCCCAAGGGTGTTGGGGCAATCTCCCCTCGAACGGTGGACGATACTACCCCACGCCCGGCTGGCGGTCGAACCAGAGCGGCCGGGGGCCGGGCTGAAGCCGGCCGATGATTTCCGGGTCGCCATAGCTCTCCGCGAAGACCCGGGATCCGGGGGCGTGGCCGAGGTGGACAGCACCCGCCCCCGGCCTCTGGACCTCGACGTCGGTCCCCGAGGCCCTTCTAAGCCATTTCCACGTACCGGCCCGGATCCCCGCTCGCCGGACCAGGATCCGGGCCTGGGCCATGAACGACTCCTGGCTGGCCGGCCAGGGGCAGACGAGCAAGCGGGGGCAAGCCAACAGGGACACCCGCAGGGCCTCCAGGGTGCCCGCAGACAGGACAAAGGACACCGGGCGTCCCGTCTTGGCCTGGATGATGGTCGTGGTCCCGTCGGGCCTCACGCGAGCCACGGGGAGGCCGACCAGATCGCCCCAGCGGAGACCAGAGTCCCAGGCGACCCGGACGGCGAGGTCCCACCACTGCCGTCGTGGCAGGCCGCAGCGGTGCCGGCGGGGCAGGCCCCGGCAGGCGGCCACGAGCTGCTCGACCTCCTCGAGCGTCCAGGCCTCGACGAGGGGCCGGGGGGCCGAGCGGCGGATCGACCGGATCCGGCGGGTCGGCGGATCACAGAGGCCATCGTCGGCCGCCGCCCGCCAGATCGCCAGCAACATGGCTTTCTTTCCCCGGACCGTGGACGGGGCCGCGGTCTGGGCGTAGTCCCGCAGCCACTCCGAAACGCTCGTCTCGTCGAGCTGCTCAAGCAGGACCGGCCCGCCGGCCCACCTTTCGTAGAGCGTGGCGACGATCTGATATTGCCGCAAGGTTCCGGCCTTGACGTCACGTAGCAGCGAATATGCCTGAGCATATTTTCCGAGCGTGGGCGGTCCAGATCGCGAGTACATGGCCTGCCGGTCGGCTGGGCCTCACTAGGGGGCGTGCCCCCTTCTCTGGGTGACGCCCACAGTTTTGGCGGTTTTTACGTCGCCGTCAAACGCCCCGGACAACCGGCACGACCGGGCCTTCAGTTCTGTAGAGCATCGGTCTACGGAACCGAAGGTTACTGGTTCGAGCCCAGTGGGGTGTAGTGACGGCCAGAGCAACCGTATGGCTGGCCGGGACGGTTAGGCAAACCAGGAGGGTGGCCAGATGGCAGCGGTTCGACACAAGCAAACGAGGCAACCAGGCGGCCGGCCGGCCGTCTACACGCTGTCGAATTTTGGCGAACGACTGAAGAGGCGACTCGACCAACGCGGGTGGAGTCGCAACAACCTTTCCCGAGAGACCGGGATCAACGCGTCCACGCTCTGGCGT